CAATGGGACCTATGATAGCAGATGCTCCTGGGACATGTTCAGAACCGTGTTCCCCTAATGAAAAAAGGGATGATCATGGTAAATGTGTTGGCAAAATACCAAGTAATTGTGCTTCCTGGTATGATGGTTGTAATACTTGTTCAGTTAATAATGGAAAAATAGGGGCATGTACAAGGATGTATTGTTTTTCTCCTGGGGAATCTGAATGTACATCATATTATAAAAGATCTCCTTTGAATATTGGAGATATTTGTTATAGATTTTGTGAGGATAATTCTCAGGAACATATTGATAGAAAAAAAGAATGTCCTACTAATACTCTATGTATTTCGAATTTTAATAAAAATAGTGTATCTATGATAGCATATGATTCATGTGATGATAGAGCATGGACATGTTCACCAACCGATCATTAATTTATCGACAACTTCATCCACTTTTACACCAGGACAATCAGATATTAAACAAGTTAAAAATTCTTTATCTTCGTCTATTTTCATCTGCTCAACTGACTTTTTAATATCTTCTATTGTAAAACAATTCATAGTTTTACAACAGAATTTAACCCCTTCTTCATTAAATATAACTTTTATTTTATAAATATATTTATCTGGTATATCAATTGATTTCAAAAAATCAATTAATTTTTTTTCTTCTAAATTAAACATGTTTTAAAAATTAAGGGTGGCCAAAAATCAAATTTATAAATAATTATCATAATATTAAAATTTGATAAATATTTAAGATAACAATTATATAATAATAAATATGATTCATTCATTAATAATTATACCCGTTTTGGGTATGTGTAAAAATTATGTTAAATATAAAAGAGTATCATTATTATTATTTTTAAGAACACCATTCATTTATACAATTTTATATATATATATGAAATATTTTCAATATAAAAATATAGTAAGCAATGTTATTATTAATGAGAGAGTTTTTATGTTTCTTTATAAAATATTCAGATCATTAATTACAGATTCTTATCATAATAAAAAATTAAAGTATATAAAAAAATATCAATTATTATATAATAGTAATAAATGTTTAGGGGATTTCGATTAATACCGTTATTCGAAAAATGGGAAATTAGAGATTTCACTAAATTATTTGTGAATAAGGATTTATATAAATTCATTAATAAGACCGTGTATCCGGAACTACAAGTAACAAAAAAACCTATTCATAAAACCAGTCCATATAATAAACAATGGGAAAGCAGGGACTTCTACAGAAAGAATGCAAAGTAAATTTGAAATTTCGAAGTAATTTATTTACATAATAAGAATAAGATGGAATTGGCTGACAAATTGGGACGCGATTGGTTTCGCGCAGGACAACTTAAAAATAAGGGAAATATTGGTCCAGCAGCAGATAAATTTATCAAGAATCTAAAAGATAATGGACCTGCTTATCTGGACAAACTTTCAAAGTGTAATTGCTGCAAGCGTCATCAAACAGATAGACCCAGTGATATCAACGAACTCAAGGAATACCCAAGCAATGGTGGATCTAGTGTTGATAAGCATGTGAATATGCGGACCGGTGGTATTTGTCAGTGCACATGTCGACACTATTGTCGCAGAATTGTTCTCTGGAGATCACAAGATTCTCAATAATCATCTAACTGACATTCACCTGCTTTACACCTTGCCCATATATGAAGTACTATAATCATTATCAAGAAACCAAACATCCACCCCTGTATTAAATTTTTTTTTATATATTCATTATATCCGCCACCAATGTCATCATAAACATATGATATGGAAAACAAGACTAGTCCAAATAGTTCAGGTATGACAATAAAACATATCCAAAATAATATGAGATGATATAATTTCTCACAGGAATATTTCATCAATTCATTAAGACTCGAGGTGAAAGAAATAATATTACGATATATTGAATTTAATAGAGAACATATTAATTCTTTCAAACTTGATATAAAGATAATAAAATATTGATGAATTGAGTTGAATATATTACATATATCATTATAAATAATTTTAGGATAATTTTTATGTTCTTTTATATGAATGTTGCTTTTACAATGAGGACATTTGCTTTTATTTGTATTGTAAATACTATTATTCCATTCTTTAAGACATGATTTATGTATTACAGCATTACATTTACAAAATTTATGAGAACAATTTCCCATACATATAATACATTTTTCTTGATCCAATAATTTATTTTTGGTGAAAACCATTAAAAAAACAATATTTATTTAAATTAATATTAATCAAATTTAATAAATTAATTACACCTTTCTCTCTAAATTACGAATACGGTTTTCTAATTCTTGTATTTTTTTAGGATCAGAATCCTGAATAACACTTACTTTTGCACCGTGGTTGAACGCCGTATTCGTAGTTCTTCTTTCTTCTGCTCGTGCCTTCTTGTATAAACAGATCAAACATAGAATAAATAAAGAAAACCCACCCACAATTTGTAATACATTATATATAATGGATAGATGATGTTCTTCACTCATTTTATTTTAAATTAATATCAAAATCAAATTTGATTTTTACTTTAATAAATTTATTTAATATAAATATGGATCATGTTCCTGAATTTTGGAGAGAATTGAAATTAGAGTTCAAGGACAATGTTAAGAAGAAAGAATTAAGGAAATCATTAATAGAAGAAGAAAAAGAACATGAACACAATAAAATTAAACCTGAAATAGTAAACCATCCAGGTAAAAAAAAACAAAAACTAAATATTGTTTTATCACATTGTATTATTTCTTAAAGAAATCTACAAGATATAAATTTGATTAATCAATTTATTTTATTTCATATACAAATTAATATGAAAAAGAGTGTATCATTTAATGAAAAAATGAATGAAATAATGAAGTATGAAAAGGAACAAATAGTTCATTTAGAGGATTACCTTGAAACTATTAACAAATATTTTCAAGTAGATATAAAAAAAGATGATTATGAATATATAATTCTTAAAAATGGGAAGAAAATCAAAAAGAAAGTGAACTAATCTTCTGATAGGTCATCCAATAAATTATCAAATATTTTTTCTGTTTTTTTTAGATATTTTTCATAAACAATTAATGATTTAACTAAATTCAAATCATTATCATCCATCGCTTGACTTATACTTTTTTCACTATATTTAACATAATCCGGTATTTTATCCATTGCATCGGTAAATTTTTGTAATTCGTCCATCTTATAAATATGGACCGATTTTAATTTAATTTTAATTAAAAAATTCAAATTTAATTAGAGTATGCTAGACCACCCATACCAGACATGATTCTCAAAATATTATAATTCACACCATAAACATTTAACCTATAGTTAGGAGCATCATTAACGTCTTTTAATGATAAGTGCGCATTATCTAATCTTGAAAAATTACATGTCCCAGAAGGTTGATGTTCCTCAGGATTTAAAGCAAATGAATACATATAAATATGTTTAGTAGGTATTTTATGACCTGCTTGTCTTGGTTGACATAATCTAAAATAACTGGCATCTCTTTCTTTAAATCTAGTATGTCCATTTAATTTTATAGTCGCTTTAGTAAATCCTTCATATGAATCTTGACCACCGATAGTTTCTTTGAAAAGAGGGGTGGTAATACAGGCATTATAATTAAAATAATCATTTTTATGCGTATTGGTTGAAGTCGCGTCGATGATAGCGGTTGCGCCTACACTTTCTGATGTTTCAAACTTATTAAAAGGCATAACCCATATAATTTCTTTAATTGGGTGATTAAATCTTAATCTTAGATTAGTTTTTGCTCCATTTGTTGTATATTGTAATTGTTCAATTAAATATTCATGTGAAACTTGGGCAAATCTACGTCTTTCATCAGTATCTAAATAAATATAATCAACATATAATACTGCTGCTATTGAAGGTGAAGGTGATGCACTGGATACTATAGTTGTTCCGTCTGAATTTAATAGACCATATATACTTCTGAATTTAATGTTAAGTTTGACTTCATGGTATTGTAATGCGATCAGAGGTAATGCCAATCCTACATTTCTACAAAACCAGAATTGAAATGGTATATATAATTTAAGTGTATTAGCAACCAACATTTCCGACCTTAAATAAGCATTTTTGGCAGCATGTTTATTTAATCCTATCCAATCAGATTCTTCATGATCAGTTAATTCATTATATATATCCAACCATTGTGCTGTATGTTTATCCATTCTTTGTCCTCCAATTTCTATATCACATTCTTCTATTAAAGCATGACCTGTATTGTTAGTCCAATTAATATATGAGGTATTACCGGTGATGGTGCCTGGTCCATAAGTTAATTTACAATCTAACCACATTTTATTTATTAAATCACCATTTCTTGAAATTAATACACTCTTAGTACCACCTTGATACAATTTTGATGTATCACCATCAAAGTTTTGTTGAATAGCTTCTATAGAAAAGTTTGTGTGTCTTCTATAGACAACTTTAAAAAAAGTTATTTGTGGATTACCAGTTAAATAAATATCTTGAGCACCATATGCTACTAGTTGCATTAATCCTCCACCCATTATTTAATATATATTATAAATATAAAAAAAAGTATAAACATACACGATTTAATTAATTAAATTATTTAGTTGCTGTAAGCTAAACCACCCATACCGGACATGATACGGAGGACATTGTAGTTGACGGCCCAAACAGTTAATGTTGTATTAGCAGTATCTCCTCCTGTAAAAATCATTTGAGCATTATCAATTCTAGAGAAGTTACATGTTCCTGATGGTTGATGTTCTTCAGGTTTAAGAGCAAATGAATAGCAGTAAATATGTTTAGACGGGACTTTAAATCCGTGTTGTTGAGGTTGGCAAGTTCTGAAGTAAGTGGCATTACGAACAGCAAAACGATCATGACCATTTAATTGGAGTTTCATGTTTGTAAACCCTTCTTTGCTAGTAGCACCATTTATTATTTCGGGATTGCCAGAAGACCCTGGTGAATAATTGAAATAATCACTATTTTTGAAGGCGGATCCCACAGTGGTTTGAACATTAAGAGTTGCATCATTACCGGCGCCCGCAATACCCTCAGCTGCGGCGGTGGTAGCTTGGACTGTCCAGATTAATTCTTTAACAGGGTGGTTAAAATTTAATGTTTGTCCTGTAGACATAGCTCCAGTTTCTCTTTGAACTTGTTCAATTAAGTATTCATGGGATACTTGAGCAAATCTACGTCTTTCATCAGTATCAAGGTAGATGTAATCAGCCCATAATATGATATCTGGGTTGGTTGTAGGTGCCACTGTCACACCGTCGGTGTTGACTAATGCAGCAAAAGCACGTGTCGTTAGTTTAACTTTAACTTCATGATATTGAAGGGCAATTAATGGTAGAGCAAGTCCAGGATTTCTACAGAACCAAAATTGTAATGGAACATATACTCTTGTCACGGAGGGGCCAGAATCCGTGGGCAAACCTGATTTCAAATAAGCGTTTTTAGCAGCGTGTTTATTAAGACCAACCCATTCAGATTCTTCATGATCAGTTAATTCATTCCATACATCTAACCATTGAGAATAATGACGATCAATTCTTTGCCCACCAATTTCAATTTCACATTCTTTAACAAAAGCGTGTCCGGTATTATTAGTCCAATTAGCATAAGTACCAGAGGTCGCTTTAAGGACATGACGGTCGAGACCAACATCCAACCACATTCTGTGGACTAAATCACCATTTCTAGAGATTGTGGAAGTAAGAGTTGAACCACCTGAAGAAGGATCCCCATTGAATGTTTGCTGAATAGCCTCCATAGAGAAGTTAGTGTGTCTGCGATAGACAACTTTGAAGAAAGTAATTTGCGGGTTACCAGTAAGGTAGATGTCCTGAGCTCCATAAGCTACTAATTGCATTAATCCTCCTCCCATTGTTTTTATATAATAACATAGAAAAAAAATTCAAAGAAATTATTTAATTAATTAAAAAAATCTATAGAAATGGAAATAATTTTATAAAAATCTATAGAATTAGAAATTATTTCAATTAATTTCGTTAATTTCGTTAATTTCTTTGAAAATTTTTTCTATGTTATATTATAAAATATGGCCGAAACCGGGTGTTTAAAAGATGGGCACTTTCAGAATTTAGAAGTTGTTGGAAATATAATTGTTGCCCAAGATGATTTTACATTAACCTCCACAACTGGGACAAGCAAACCGGAATTTGTTTTAAATCAAGATAAACCCGGGCAGGAACCGGCTGGACCTATAATTAACTTAAAAAATAGTTCTGGTGGAGGTTCCGATGATGGTATTGGGCAAAA